TTAATATCAACGGTGATGCTACTGGCCTGCAACGTGCATTAGGTACTGCCGGAAATAGTTTAAATGCATTCAGTCGTGAGGCGGGCGGTTCACTTGCCTCACTATCTGGCGGGTTCGGTGACATCACTGGAAAGCTGGCCGGGATGAACTCAGGTCTACTTGCAGTAGGTGCAGGGTTCGGTGCATTAACCGCTATTACAATCAGCCAGGTAAATGCAGCATCTGATTACGTTAAAGTACTGAACGATGCTTCTTATACTTCTGGTATGACCGTAGAACAGCTACAGAAATTACAGGGTGCTTTTGGTTCACTGAATATCGAATATGACAAATTCAGCGATTTCAACAAAGATGCACTTGATCATATGGGTGATTTTTTCCGTGAGGGTAAAGGCGGTTTCGGTGATGACCTGAAAGCATGGGGTGTAAACCTTCAGGGCTTTACAAAGTATATGAATGATGCCGATGGCGGTATCAAAATGATCATCAAGACATTTTATGAACTTCAAAAAGCAGGGAAATCGAATGCTGAAATTACCAATGCTATGGAAAGTATTGCCAGCGACTCCAGTAAACTCATTCCAGTACTGAGACAGTACAAGTCAGAAGTTGAAGCAATTAATGCAATTGAAAAACAACATGCTGGTATTACTTCTGAAACAGCACAGGCATATGCTGCATATGAACAGAATATTGCTCAGTTGGATCGCAATTTCCAGGAACTACGAGTTAACGCACTATTACCTGTAATTGAAGCACTCAATGAATTACGTAACATCTTTGCAGGTGAATGGAAATTACCATCTTTCGATCAGATGGGTGGAAACCTGAAACGTTTTGCATATGATTTTGCCTCACTGGGTGATTATCATGCTCTGCCTGATGAATGGGGTAAAAATCAGTACTCAAATAGTACAGTACCAAAAACTGCACCGAAAACTATTAGTACTAAACCCTATAAACTCAAAGATCCCGAAGGTGAAAAGAAAGCGGCAGATGCAGCCAAAAAAGCCGCAGCAGACGCTAAACAACTTGAGCAGAAACAAATTCAGGCACGTATTAACCTGAATCAGGTAATGTCTCAACTGGGTAAAAACTCAGCAGAACAACAGGTTTTACAGTACAACTACACTCAGAACGAGCTACGTAAAAAACTGGATGAATCGTTAAGTACTTTGAATCTAAATGAAGAACAAAAAACCAAAATTATTACACGTCAGGAGCAGGCACGTTTAGAAGGTAGTAAACGTATTATTACTGAAATGCTGGAAGCATCCGATCCTAAACAATTATCTGAAAACCTAGCAGCGTTGAGTATTGGTAATACGCAAAATATTACTCCTGAACATATTCAGAAGATGCTCTCTGCACAGGATGTACGCTCTGGATTAGTTGATGAAAGTAATCCTTTCGGTAATCAGGATGCCATCAAAAGACAACAGGACGAAATATACAAGCAGCGTGATTTTGAAATTCAGGTTGATGCACAACTTTATGCCGATAAGTTAATCTCAAAGGAACAATTTGAAAAACGAAAAGCCGACTTGACTGCAAAATATAATAATAAAGCCGCACAGGTAGAACGCCAGAATAGCCAGTTGCAGATACAGACATTTGCCGATACTGCAATGAATATCGGTACTATGCTCGAAGGTGTCGCAGGGAAGGGCAACAAGGCCGCACAAGCCGCTTTTGTGGTAGGTAAGAGTATCTCGATTGCCAACATCGTTATGAAGATTCAGGAAGCCCTCGCTAACGCTATGGCTACGCCGTGGCCTGCGAACTTTGCGAACTATGCACAGGTAGCGAGTTTAGGGGCGTCAATTATCAGTACTGCACGTGGTACACAGATTCAGGGGCAGGCACACAGCGGTATTGATTCAGTACCTAAACTGGGTGGTAATGATGAATCAACGTGGGTGTTGAAAGCAGGTGAACGTGTTCTGAACAACGATAACAACCGTGATTTAACTCAATTCCTGAAACAGCAAGATAAGCAGGACAATAGCGGTACTGGTCAGACTGTAATCAATGCCCCGTTAGTGGTTAATGGCGGTGGTCAAATTACCGATCAGCAATTTCAGACCATGCTGAAAAAGCATTCAAATAACGTGATGCAGGCAGTACGAGCAGCACAGACCAGAAATACGTAATACCAAAAGCCAGCATTCACGCTGGCTTTTTCTTTTCCTGATAAATACTTTAAATCAGGAGAACATCATGGGTTTATTTTCAAACAATATCAAAATTAGTGATTTCAAATTACAAAGTACTGAACCCGCCTATTCAAATAAGAGCTGGACGGGTGCACAAATCCGACGCAGTACAGGTATCCAGTACTATCAGATTTCATTCAATCTTCAGTTCAATCAGGCAGACAGACAAGAGGTGCTGAACTTTATCGCCCAGTACTCACAGGGACGACCATTCATTACAGATTTAGGTTATTACAGCCAGTATACAGGCAATCAGTTTAATACAGTATCCAGTACTGCAACCGTTAATAGAGGCGGTACGGTCATTCCCTGCAACAATAATGTACTGGAAGTTGGTACGTTAGTTACATTCCAGAACAGCACTAAAATTCATCGCATTATTGCCAATACAGGCACCTCCATTACCATATTCCCGGCATTACGTCAGAACGTACAGGCAGGTGAAGTAATTCGTTATCAGGGGATTACAGGGACATTTATTATTGATGTGGATTGTGACCTTAATTTGCAATCAACAAATATTATCAGTCTACAAGTTAAAGCGACGGAGGCACTGTAATGAATCAGGCAGTGTTTACCAATCCGGCATTATTACAGTACTGGAATATTACCAGAGGCGGTAATAAAACCCAGCTAACAGTATCAGAAGTTATGCAATTAGGCGTAACGGTTAAATGTGTTGATATCTTTCCAGTTCAAGGATCTGGAGTTCAGGCACTACATCTAAATGATGGTTATATCGATCTGAGTATCAGCGGTAATTTATACACCAGTTTCCCGGACTTCATTAATGACAGTTTTGGTTCGTTCAGTGAACAGAAAGATATTAGTAACGACTCAATGTCTTTCAAGGTTAGCAATGTATCACAGGCATTCCAGGCACTGGCATTATCTGGCGGTCTGAAAAACGCACAGGTTAATCTATGGCTGACAATACTGAATCCTGCAAACGCTACAGTACTGGATAATTCATTAATGTTCAGTGGCTATATTGATTATTTTGAATCGGTATCAAATAACGACGATATAAAAAACGAGTTAACTGTGAATGTTAATAGCATATGGAAAAAGCTGGACGTACAAACCCGGACGCTTGCCTCAAATTCAGTGCATCAAAGTACACACAAAAATGATGCGTACTTTTCACTACTCGGAAAAATTAACTCTCAGCAAACATGGAAGTATAAAAAATGAGAAACAATATAATTAAAATTCACAACATTGCTCGGGAAACTATTAGTACTGAATTCCAGTTGGGCCAAAATGATTGCAATATTCTGGTACTGAGAGTTATCGATCAGGTATGCGGTACTGCATATACCGATTTAGCTATGGGCAAATACAAAACCATTAAAGCGGGTCAGAAATTATTCACTAAACATGAACTGGGTTCACTGGAAGAGATCTGTAAACGTCATGGTATTGAGGTTGATACGCCTGTTATGGGTGACGTTATGGTTAACGGTATTCACGGTTCTGTAGTACTGGATGGTAAGTACATTGCCCTGAATGCTGACAGTACTGGATTCAATGTTGCAGTACTGCCCTGGCTACATAACTGGAAATTTTACCGGATCACTCCAACGGAAGGGGGTGAATAATGGGTGGTAAAATTACAGGTGCTGGGATAGTCGGTGCATTAATCACAGCCGTTGCAGTGGCGGCGGCAGCGTGGACGGGCGGGGCAAGTCTTACAGCCGCCGCAGCATGGGGAGCAGGAGCAGGAACTGCCTCCCTTATTAGTACTTCAATGTTGTCACAGATGCCGGGTGTTACTCCTCACAGTGACAGTGCTACAACGTTAAGCCGAAGTACCAGCCCGCAAAGCGGCATACCTATACTGTACGGTGAAAAGGTTAAATGCGGTTCAATAGTTAACTGGTACAACGTGCAGAACAACAGCAGTCAGTACCTGTTTACGAGTCATGCCCTGGCAATGGGTGAGATTAACAAGGTCAGCCAAATCTGGCTTGATGACGAACCAGTACTGACAACGCCTGTTACAGTTGAAGGTGTTGTACCTAATACCAGTATCGATGCGAAATACCGTGATATTTTGCAGTTAGAGGTATATTTCGGGAAGCCTAATTACGCGGCGGGTAAAGTACTGGCAGGTACGTATGGTGGTTCTCAATGGAATAACAGTACGTTCAAAGGTAACGGGATCGTACAGGTATATACCGTTATCAAAAAAACTCAGAAATCATTAGAGGACAACCTGTTAGTTAACGATAGTTACGTACTTACGGCAGAATGTTCTGGCAAAAAGATTTACGATTTAGTGTCAGGCACTACGATTGTTAGCAATAACCCCGTAAACCAGTTATACGATTATGTGACCAATACAGAATATGGGCTTGGTGTCAGTCCTGGTAATATTGATATTGCATCATTCCAGACAGCAGCACAGTACTGTACCCGTTATCAAATGTATAGTAATGGTGCTATTGATTATCAGTCCACATATAAATCAAACATTGAAAAAATGCTGATGACATTTGGCGGCATTACCAGTATTCATTGTGGTAAATTGTATTTGACTGTAGATATTCCGGCACTGTCAGTACAGACATTTGACGAATCAACAATTTTCGGTGAATTTGTCAGTACTACGAGTGGTATCAGTGACTATTTCAACACCATCGATGCAACTTGGAAGAACACTACAAATAATTACAGTGATGATATTTTGCGTATTCCGTCTGATATTCCGGCTAGTGATGTTTTAACCAGTGACGGATTGATTATTGCTAAGAGCCTGGACTATTCCTGGGTGTATGACAAAGACCAGATTGAACACCTGATTAACATTGAATTGCTGAAAGGTAAATATTCACACAATACAATAAGTTTCAGTACTGACAGTGGCTGGGATATTGCCATTTGGGATGTGATTAACGTTAACTTCCCGGAGCATGGTTATGAAAACAAACTGTTCAGGGTTGCGGGGAAATCGATCAGCACGAATACCGACAGTATCGGCATGGTTCAGTTGCAATGTGTAGAGTATCACCAGGGGATCTATGAAGGCGTAGACGTACCGATGTATGGCTGGGAAGGAACATTACCGAAACCAGTAGCAGTACTGCCACCGTCAAACCTTACAGTAGTTAAGAAGGGGGCAACTAATCAGGGGCAGACTGTAGTACTTTCATGGTCAGCCAGTATCGATCAGTATTTGCGTGGTTACTACGTGTACTACCGTCAGACAGGTACGCAAACGTGGACTTATGGCGGCAGCACGAACCAGTACGTACTGAGTTATGAGCTATACGGCCTCACAACAGGGGTACAGTACGATTTTGCAGTAGCAGCATTCAACAACCTCGGCATTGTGTCCGACAAGGTGACACAGAACGGTGTTGTACCTGATTTTGCGTTTACCCTGCCTGCCATTACTGGACTGAATCTGATCAACCGTGGCAGTACTGCCAATACAACCGATGCACTCGATTTTATTATCGGTTGGGATGATCAGTCATATCTGAACGTGAATGGTAAGCAGTTCAGCGAGTATTTCAACAAATACGAAATCATTGTGTATGACACTGGCATGGTCAAAAAGCGGTCGTACTTCATTCAGGCGAACCAGTTCACGTACACCTATGCAATGAACAAGCTGGATACTCTAAGCCGTACACGTACGTTCGGCGTGGTGGCATGGGGTCATAACAGCAGTATCTACAGTGCAGAAGCCCGTATCACAGTGACTAACCCACAATGCCCAGCATTGACCGGGTTCACGGCTAACGCAGGCTATGAGTCTATTTTCGTTGCCTACAACAGCCCTGAAGCATCGGCTACTGATTTTGCGGGGGTACTGGTGCAGGTTGCTACGAACAGTACTTTCACGCAGAACCTGAAAGGGTTCGGTACTAACAGTCCGTTCATGCATTCATTCCCTATAGCTGATGGGAAGTACTATGTACGTGCTGGAGCCTATGACGAGTTCGGCCAGGATTCGATCATCTATACGGCGGGGGTCTATGTTGATTTGCAAAGTAAGGTTAACTGGTCAGCACAGGATGAACAGTCACTGAATGATTTCATTCATCTGGACGACAAGATCAGTACTGCTATTGACGACGCAGTAGCACAGGCCAATATCAATACCACAACTAAAATCGGTGCATCAGAGACAAAGACGACAAAGTTAATCACTGATGGTGATAAGGTTAACGCCACTGCTATCACTAATTTACAGGCGACTACAGCAGCGGATTTATCTGCACAGGTCACTACGCTGAATAAGGCCATCACTGATGGAGATAAGGCGAATGCGACCAGTATTACCCAGTTGACCAGTAAAACAGCTACAGATATTAGTGCAGCAGTCACAACACTGAATCAGACAATTACAACTAAAGATACGGCTCAGACACAAGCACTTAATGCACAGGTTAGCAGTATCAACAGCAATATTACGTCTCAGGTTGCGACGCTGAACAGTACTATCACGGCTAAAGACACAGCTCAAAGTACTGCACTATCTCAGGCAAAATCTGAACTAAACGGTTCTATCAGCAGTGTCAGTACTGCCATGACTACCAATATTGATGCACTGAAAAATACCGTCAATAGCCATTACGAATTAAAGGTGAACGCCAACGGTACTATCGCAGGTATGGGTATCTATGCAGATGCAAATACGAAAGCCAGTGCTGTTTATTTCGTGGCAGACGATTTTAAAATTATCACGGCTAAAACATCTGGTGCAGTATCTAACCCGGTAATTCCGTTTGCAGTACAAAATAATACCGTTTTCATCAACAGTGCAATGATTGCTAATGCCAGTATTGGACAGGCACATATTGCCGATGCAAGTATAAGTAATGCTAAAATTCAGGACGGTTCAATCAATAACGCGAAAATTGGTTATCAGATTAGTTCGAACAACTGGAATGATGCCTGGCCTTCTGATGGTGGTCAGGGCTGGTGTATACGAAAAGACGGTACGAGTTACTTTAACAACGGTTATTTCCGTGGCAGCGTTTTCGCAGATAGTGGATATTTCCGCGGCGATGTTTACGCAAATAACGGTTATTTCCGCGGCGAGGTTTACGCATCAGGTGGTTCATTCACTAATGGTACTTTCGTTAACTGTACCATTGATAATCTGAAAGCCAACAGCATTCAGGGTGATATCATGCGTATGTTTCTGTTAGGTGCAGGTGGTATAACAATTCCAGCAGAATCACAGTTTGCCCGTATTCTGACAATTCCGTGTATTCCTGTGACTGTAAAGGGTGGTTATGATGGTACATTTACACCTCCGCGTGAAACAACTAATACACGTGCTGTTAGTATATATGCGAATGGAAATATATTAGGCGGTGCAAATATATCTGCCAGAGGTCTGGAGAGTGATGTTAGTGTCGGTTCTGTATCAATGACAATTCCGGCAGGGCAGCAAATAACGATAACAATTCAGTTACGGTCAAATGGGAGTTTGCTTACATACAACGGCCCTGATTTAACGGTTATTGTAGGTAGAGCATAAGGGAACAAAAATGATAACAGGAGAATTCAGGCGGGGGGCAACTCCCGCCGATGCAGTACGAGTACTGAATAGTCAGGGCAAATTGTTTATCACCGATTTTCAGTCAGAATTAACAAAACGTTGCCGTGCATTATCGAAACAGATTCAGGATGACATCAGTAATAGTGTCGATGGCGGGGCGGTTAACTTCACCAAACGGGCGATATTCTTTAATTTCATTCAGTATGGTAATGGAATCAGGACTAACCAAATCATTGTACGTGGTTCGCAGGCCGCGTATCTGCGTTCAGTACTGACAGATGACCCGGCAACGTTTAACAAAATTATTCCTACTGCTAACGCTCGCATGACTGCACAGGGCAACATTGCAGGACTGCATACCCAGATGGGTAAAAAGTACAAGGTAGTGGAGCAGAACGGTAAAAAGTATTTGATTGATACCAGTCTGAAGAAAAAGAAACGTGATAAACGGATTATTGGTAAGTATGAGAAGAAAAAGAGGAAAATGATATATGACTTCTTTGATGAAACTGAACATAAAGCGAGGTTAGTGATAAATAATATGAAAGGTACATTCATATTCAGGAGAAACTAATGCAACATCATTTCAGCGAAGACGTAACAGAAAACATCACATTAGACGGTCATAAAGTATTGATGTGTAATATTCCATTTAATCAGGCATTCATCAATTCTAAGTATTTCAAAGATTACGGAGTAGATGTCATGGGGCATGACTTCATGAACATTGCATTCATGGATGACAAGAAGCCAGTACTGAATCGTGGTGATATTGTGAACTGGCAATATTATGATGATGTATACGAGGTGCAGGTAATTGACGTATACAAGTTATTCGTGAAGGGTCTGAATATTCAGTACTACCTGGTGCAGTTAAAACAGGCGTTTTTAGAGTAAAAATAATAAATACTCTCAGTACACATGAGAGAGGATAGTAATATGAATAATAACATGGATAAAGAAAAGCTAATTAAATTTGGCATTTATGCAGCAGCCGTAGTAGGACTTGCTGCACTACATACTGTTGGCCTGCCATTATGGACAATCGTTACGCTGAGTCTGTTTCTCGGAATTTGCGTATGATTACAGGAACATTGATCGCGGGTGTAAGTGCAACCGTGGCAGTACTGGGATTTGCATTTACCCGATACCGTGAGTTTAAACAGGATACAGAGGCTCTGGAACGTCGCATTGCAGACTTGCAATCTGAACAGAAGTTACTGAAACAACGGCTAGACAAGATTGAAAATGAACAGGTTGTATTAGAAAGTGAGCTGAAAAACGTTCAGATGAAGATCAACGAAATTGACGTAAAACTTTCACGCGTATTGACCATTTTAGAATTGCAGCATGAAAAACAACAAAGGCCAGCATAATAGCTGGCCTTTGTTGTTTTATTGGTTTGTAACCCAGTACAGCATTTGATCAATACGGTTCGGGGTCTGTTGGTATAATTTGCTGTTTTTCAGTTCTGCAATTGCAGTAGCGTAATTGTGGTTCTTCAGTGCTGCAAGATGTTTGATGAACTTTGAATACCCAGCTTTACCCAACTGGAATACGAGAATAGAAACTAATGCATTCCAGCGTTCTGGTAAATCCAGATTG